TGTAGGCGTCACAGCCGCAAGATTCGCGAAAATAACCCCGTACATAGCACTTGTCTCTGTTAACTTGAAGCCCGAAGGCTTCAAGGGCAGTGACAACCGTCTCGAAATGTTCACTTGGGACGACAATATCGTCTCCATAAGTGTACACTTCGCGGACGTCGCGTGCGCGACGCTGAGTTTTCAACCCAATCGACGCACAGGCTAGAGAATGAAAGACTAACGCTTCAACGGGAAAGCATAAAGCTGAACCCATTGGGGCATATTTCTTCATCTCTAGAAGCCTACCATCTGGTAGGAGCGTCGACTCTGATCGAAGTGCCATGAGATAAGGTAACAGAAACTCTGGAAAGAGCATCTCCACCAAACTCTTAGACACTCGGTCAGAAGCATCTTTTAAATCGATGGTGCAGTACTCTCGGTTTCTTGAACCGAAAAGCGCTAGACTACGATTTATGGTCTGATCAGAGAAATTGAGCTTACCCCGTGTTACAGGGTGTTGCTCCAATCTCCGGACCATCTTTACGGCCAAACCTTGCTGCATATATTGCATCAAAGCTGGCTCGCAAGATATGATGCGGGGTCCGCGTGAATCTTTGGGGACTAATACAACTCTTGCAGGGCCTAACGGTCCTGGAGGTATATTATCCTGCAATTCTTCACTCGGTAGTTCAGCGAAGTCCGACCCGAGAAAATATTCTCGGAGTGGATAACACTGATCGATTTTAGCCGGGATATGAGAAATATCGTATTTCCCCCTCCCGATTTTTCGATCAGCTGTAGCACCAGGTCCGTGTCTCGGAAGAACATCTTCAGGATCAAAATTCCTGAAAACTTCCGCTATCAAGGTACGTGAGCTCTCCAGGTATGTATCCGGCGTTTGACCGGAGCCAGCCAAGATAGAACACGCGAGCCTTGTAACCTCTAATGAGGTTCCCGGCAACGAAGCGTCGACATCCATGAAATCGCCCTAGCACGTCTTGTGCTAGACCGTCCTTCAGGGGAGTCTCGAGCTTATATGCTAGGTAGCACACTTGTCGGATTGCGAGTATAGCACGAGTGCTATACCAGCCAAGAGATCCATGAACATTAATGGATACTCTGGCTGCAAATGTCCGGCACGGATCTAGTATACCCGATATCGGTTCGAAGATGGCCGCGAATAGTTCCGACATAAAAGCCGGAATATTCCACCGCTCCCCGGATTTTCTCTTACGAGAAAATTCGTTAGGAACGATGAGGCAGCCCGTCTCGAGCGCTTTATCAAAGGCCTTTCCCAATTTGGGGAGAGTCTTTGTAAAGAATCCGAGACCTTCGGATTGAACGCGTGATTCAAGGGTTTCAACATCTTTTGCGAATTGTCGCTTGAGGTGCTGGGCCCAATCACGTGAACGACCGACTTCAGGCATACACGCGTATGCGTCAGAGAGGATGTTCCGTAAAGCCCCACTAAGAATACATTCTAGTGGAGGCTGGCTCTTCGTGGATTCCATTTGGAAACCAATCCCGGAGACCAGGCCAGCTCTTCTCAAGCCTTGATGTCAGCTCTGATTAAGGAGCAGCTCATCAAGATTCGCTAAAGTGCGTGCTGCATTGGTTCCGATAATGAAATTGATCAGATAACCGACCAATTCATCGGGATCACCTGCAACAGCACTCTGGGGCACAGTAACCGTAAGGTTAACGATTGTGTCCGAGCGAACTTCGTTCGAATCCACGACAGCTTTTGAAAGCTGTATCAGATGTCGAACCGCCGGTACTCCCTTGACTGAGGTCTCGAAATGATCGATAGTCAGTAAGAGCGGCGAGGAGAGAGTTGACGCACTGTCGATACGAATCGCCTTTGATCCTTGTCGATAGTTTTCGACGAAGGTCTTAGACGCATTCGCTTCATCAGCGATCGTCAATGAACTTGAAAAGGCCATGTAACTGGTCTCCCAAACGGATTTAAAGAGCTTCCGGAAGTTACCGGAATGCTCGTTGGCCTACGAGCGATCCAATGATCGCCAGCTGTTGGACCGTTAGGTCCCCAGACAGCAGGGTACCCGCGTTAGCAGGTAAACCACGACGTCGAGCGTATTGCTTATAAACAAGACGCCCTAGTCGTTGTTCAGGATTCCCATAGTTCGGAGCAGGGTGAAAGAATATGTCCCAGCTGAAGGCACCCTTACAAGAGTGCCCAGCATCTAGGACAATTAGATCACCCTTAAACGGACTAATGGTCGCATACCGATCAAGCAACTGACCGACTGGTACGAACCAGTCGAACAAGAAACTGAACGGTATTAAATCCCATCCAAAAGATGCCACTTTCGTGAACCCAATACCAGCGAGCAGAGACTTCAACGTGGACAGAAAATCCTCTAACCCGACAAGCTCATTCTTTATGAGCATTTGCGAGTTGTAGGTAATATGTCCGCTGATAGGTCTCGCTCTCCAATATTGAAGAGCACCTGGGACACCACCGGTAAAATAGGTCTCATCTCTCCACTGGAAAGAATGAAACTTTTTATACCGGGTGGTAAACGACTGGCCTACCGTCGACCGCAAGAACCGGAGTCGCTCAAAGAGCAATCCGATTCCTGAACCAAAGTCCTGAACCTCACGTATCAGTGGTTTAATACCAAAAAGATACGTAAGATGGCCATTGGAAATTTGGCGGAAAATCTCGCCGAGAGGATTCCCGGCGTGACGTCCCCAAATTGCGGATTGGCGAACCGAGTGACTGAGAGAATATAAATTCTCAAAGTTCCGTCGGATCGACTTCAGTAGATGCCCAAGGTCTTTCATATCTTGTATGAAATGCAACCCGTCAATGACGGGAGGCATCTGCTCAGTTAGAGCAGAGAAAGCTTGGGTACAGAAGTCTAAATGTGCGGAGGAATTAATGTCCCAATTTTCGGGAACAATATCGTCCAGCTCATTTAGTCCCAATATGATGGGTGCAGGAGTGGATAACCTGACTTCATTAAAATCCGTCCAACCCTTTGGCCAGTCCCACCTGTGGAAGGCGAGACTGGTATGGGTTACCGGATTATAGGAAGAAGGAGATCCAACCGAGTCATCGATAGAATCGATTGACTGTATACAATTATGAGGTCCCGTTGGGACCGCTACCTCCGCTGGACCACCAATAGGTGTTCCTGGAGGGCGGTACCAAAGAGTACCCGAAATTGGTACTACGTCAATACCGACCTGTCGATTTCTCAGTCGTATTCCCACAGCGCAAATCCTCCAGTGTCTGAAGTCCCGGACCCCGAAAG